AACTAAACGTGCCCCCTTCTACGATAGCCGTAATAGTCACTGTACCACCTGTTGGAACTGCGGATGGGTTGCTTACCTCAGACCATACAGAACCACGACTTACATAAAGTGATTCGGTGTCTGTCTTATAGAAGAGAGACCCTTCGGCTGAAACTGGGTTAGGTAGTGTGGTTCCTGTGACCGTTGCCGCTGGAAGGTTAGTTAAGTTAGCACCACTGATCGCTGGTAACGTAGCTGGGAATCTAGCATCTGGTAAAGTGCCTGACGTTAAATCTGTGGCACTGGTAGAACCAGCAGTAGCCCAAGTGTTATCACCCCGTAGGAACGTAGTAGAACCTGCTGTACCTGATGCAGATAACATTGCTATATCAACAGCGTCAGTAGCAATAGTAAGCACTGTACCACCTGTCACATCACCTGTATGTGTAGCGTTGGTGACCTTAGCCGTATTAGCTGTTATAGCATTCGCTTGGCTACCAGTAACGCTAGTAGCTGCAATACCTAAAGCAGAAATCTGTACTGCTGTTTGGTCTGTTGTGGCTGAGGCTTCAATACCGTCTAACTTAGTACCATCAACAGACACATCACGACCATCAAAGGTAGAGTTGGTAGTGATAGCGCCTGTCATAGCACCACCTGTCTTCAGCAGTGCTCCTGCGAGAGAGGCATAAGAAGCTACCCAAGAACTCCCCTCGTACACTTTCATGACATCGTCTGTTGTATTGAAGTATAGAGATCCTGTAGCTAAAGCGTCACCGTCATTATCCACTGTAGGGTCTGCTGACTTCGCCCCTAAGTAAATATCATCAAATGAATCTAATGCTGCTTCAGCCGCGTTCTTTGCTGTTGTTGCAGTAGATGCTGAGTTAGCTGAGGATGTAACATCGGCATTAGTGAGGACTACGTCTGCATTAGTTATTACCACGTCTGCATTAGTGGCTATCTTATCTAAGCCTGTCTGTACTTTATCTGCTTCTGCAAGAATTACGTCTGCACTGGTGAGCACTACATCTGCAGCAGTAGCTACTCGATCTAGACCTGTCTGTACTTTATCGGCTTCTGCGAGTACTACATCAGCGTGTGTCAAAACTACATCGGCTGTTGTTGCTACCCTATCTAATCCCGTTTGGACTTTATCTGCTTCAGCGTTAGTCTCGCTAGTAGCAGCTTCACCAGCCTTAGTGGTCGCTATGCCAGCTTTAGTAGTTGCAGTGCTAGCAGAGCCTGAGGCCGCCGTAGCTGAAGTAGATGCTTCACCAGCCTTAGTAGTAGCTGTAGAAGCTTGTGTAGTGGCTGTACTCGCTGACCCTGAAGCCGCTGTAGCACTATTGCCTGCGTTAGTAGCACTGGTTGCTGCTCCTGAAGCTGAGGTTGAAGCTTCACTAGCCTTAGTAGTTGCTGTTCCTTCTGAGGTGGACGCTTCACTAGCTTTAGTTGTAGCTGTGTTTGCTTGAGTAGTTGCTGTAGTAGCGTGTGTACTTGCTGTAGATGCACTAGAGGCTGCTGCTGTAGCTGAAGTAGATGATTCACTAGCTTTAGTGCTTGCAGTGCTAGCAGAGCCTGAGGCTGCTGTAGCTGAGGAGGAAGCCTCTGAAGCCTTAGTAGTCGCTGTGGAGGCACTGGAAGCTGATGCGGTTACGTCTGCATTAGTAGCTGTCCTATCTTGACCTGTCTGTACTTTGTCTGCTTCAGCTAGTACTACGTCCGCATGGGTAAGTACTACGTCTGCATGGGTGAGGACTACATCTGCATTAGTGAGGGCTAAGTCAGCCGCTGCACTGTTCTGTGATGTTAGGGCTGCTGAGGCGCTTGTTGCTGCTTCGCCTGCCTTAGTTGTTGCTGTGCTTGCAGAGGTTGCCACCGCAGATGCACTTGAGGCTGCTGCTGTAGCAGAGTTAGCCGCTGCAGTAGCTGAATTGGAGGCATTGTTTGCCTGAGTTGTTACTTCACTGATGGTAGAGTCAGTATTTGAATCACCTGTACCACCTGTACCACGATATATTGCCATAGCTTGTTACCAGAGTATATTGAATTGAGATGAAAAAAAAAGGGAGCTTCAAGCGGTATTAGTTACTTGAAGCTCCCTCTTAGTTAGTTAAGATTAACCATTTACTGCCATGATGAATCCAGTCTCTGGACGCAATACCTGAGTACCATACAAACGGTCTGCAGTGTACAAGGTTCCTAAGAACTCTTGCTTGTACTGAGTTTGTGAGCGAATGCCCTGTTGCTCAGCAAGCACCATAGTGTCCTTATGACCAAGTAAAGCACCACGGATGATACCACCAGCTGTAGCAGCGTTCTCAGCAGCAGTCTCAAGAGTAGGACAGTTAGTAGACACATAGATGTCCACACCGTACAACTCACCGATCTTACCATTCATAACACCTTGACCATTAACGAAGTCACTAGACACATAACGATCAATACCCATGATAGCATTACGCATAGCAGGTGGGATAACTAAGAAGCGACCATCCATTGGGGTGTCTGCATCGTCCATCTTCTGAACCATGTCACGTAGGAAGCTATCAGCAAATACGTCAGCAGGCACAACAGTGTCAGCAGTATAAGCAGTAGTACCTGTAGAGGCATCGTTAAAGAAAGCAGCACTTGTGTGCCAGTTAGAACCGTCACCATCACCAAACTTCTTGCCTAGTGTGAACATATCATCGTCCACTTGCTTGCCTAGGGCATAGCCAGCATCACCAGTATAGAACTGACGTAACGAAGCTAATGCTTGTACGTTAGTAATATCTTCAATCATGCGTGAGTATTCAAAGTGCTTGTTGATTGTAACTAGAACTTCTGACTCAGTAGCATTCTGGATAGTTACTGCTGTGTTCTCTGCCTTAGCAGATGCAACGCCACGGGTAGGAGCAGGGATATGAATTGTATCGCCCTTCTTACCAGACATTGAGATCTTCTTGGTTAGTGGTGCTAATACTAACGATTTTTCATATGCTGCAATTACTTCGTCGGACCAAATTTCGGGGATGAACTTTGCTGCGGAAGTGTTGTCAACCATGCCGCCTGTAGCGGGATATACTGAAGTAGCCATTTTTAATTTCTCTGTGTAAGGTTATTTCACCCGTTTCTCTGCGTATGCTTTTTGTATATCATCAGAGAGTGCTAAGTAGCGTTCGGGATCAGTTTTCATAAGTTTAATAATATCAGCGCGTCTGTAGATTTTCTTGGAAGTGCTAGAGTCTGGATTACCACGTGTGTATCCTGTAGACCCATCCTTGACAGCCCTCTGTCTTCCATCTTTCTCTGCCTGTATTGTCTGTTGAATGGCTCCTGACCTATCCTTCCATAAGGAGAATAACTCATTAGCTGCCTCAACGTCAAAGTGCTGGTCTGCCGCAACAAACATCTTTGTCCTAATGTTAGACGCTTGAATCCACTCAGCAAACTTAGGATCTGCTACGATCTCTTGTATGTCTGGGTGACCTTCTTTTAAACGAGCCATAGAGGTTTGCTGTTGATAAGCTCTCGTTGACTGTTCTGCTGCTCTAACTGAAGGATGATTGTCTATAGCTCGGCTCATAGCCCTTTCAGGGTCAGAGTAAAAATCTATGTCTTCATCTGTGTCATCAGCTGCCTGTGTAGGCTTCTGATCATTGAGTTGTGTGTTGATATAACTATCTACAACATTACGTAAGTCACCTACTTCAGAGCTTTGACGACCTAGGAGCTTCTCAGCCTCTTGGTGCATCCTAACTACATCTTCCAGTGACTTGCCATTGTATTTGTCAGGTACTGTTGACTCAGGCTCTTCAGTAGGTTCAGGGTTACCATGGTTAGGCTCCTGTTCCAGTGTAGACTCTGGTTCCATACCTTCTAAGCTATCAAAACGCTCAGGGTTTAAGTCCTCATTCTCGAGGATAACTGCTGCCATATTAAACTCCGTACCTTAGTATTATGGAGAAAGTAAAAATGAAAGCTCCTAGTGGTCAGGGTTGGCTTTCTCTTCTTTTGCTCTACCACGCTCATGATCTTTAGCCCATTTGATACTAGCGCCTGCGAAGTCGCCAGAGAAGGGTTCAAGTACGGGACGTGGAGAGGAAAGTTGTCTGGTTGCTAGCCCACTGCACTCTTTGCATTGCATTAAGTCGGGTGAACCTTTAACCATGTGTTCATTAACGTGCCCTGCGGCACACTTGTAGTCGTAAAATTTAAACATCAGCGTAGTTGTCCATGACTGGATCCTCAGTGCGTTGAGATTCCTCTTGACCAATACGTGTTGTCTCTTCTAGATTGAGAATAGTGCCTATGATGTTCAGTTGGCCCTTACGAAAGTAAAGGTCTTTCTCATCTTTAGCACTTTCAATTGAGTTAATGAGAGGGAGGTTGAGAGTTAAGTCTTTAATGAGTGATTGCCAACCTTCCATACGGAATAGTTCATTCATCTCTCTAAAGTAAATCTCTAATTCATTATCTGTCATTGTTACTACCTATTATACCATGTTTTTGCTTAAAAGTCAATGTTTTTCTTTACTTTCCTTCTTATTTGTGCTAGAGGCCGTTATAGTCTCCAGCTGGGACTCCACCTTGGCTAGGCGCTCCATTAGGACTGCGTAACTGCTGTTGATCTGCTCCACCACTAGGTTGAGGTCGCGTTGGGATACCATTGTTTTGTGCTCCATGAAGGTTCATTTGTTTTAAGTCAATTTCTTTGTCTTTGAGCATACGATCAGCGACTGCTAACCTACGTTCAAACTCACGATCATCGTTCTCACCGTCTCTTAGGTTAGTTGTGATGGCCTTAATACGGTCAATTTCCATCTCAGCAGGGATTGCCTGAGCTTCAACCATCAACTTCTGTGCTCTCATCTCAGACTCATGTGCCTGTGAGGTTAGTGCAGCAGTTTGTGAAGCTTGGAATGCCATTTGAGCAGCTTGAGTCTCTTGAGCCGTCTTAGTTGCTTCAGGATTAGGCTGTGCTGCCTCATCTATTAGACCAATTAACTCTTCACGGTTGGAAACATTCATGTTGTCTACGATAGACTTGAGCATGATAGGGTAGTAAGGTGTATCTTTGCCCATTGTCTGCAGTAGTTGCACCAATTGGCTAACCTCGTACTCTCTAGCAATGATACCTAACGTAGACGTAGCATTGAACTTGTAGTCTGACACTGGATAGAGCTCAGGCTCATACTGCATATAACGCCAAGCTGCTTTCTTCACGAATGGAATCAAGAAGGAGTCTTGGAAGTTAATCAAGGTGCGTTTATGTCGCTTGATTATTGCACCTAGAGACATAGATATGCCTGCAGCAGTCGCCTCACCATTTATAGAACCTCCAACACCAGAAGAGTCAACAGCGCCTGTAGATTGTTGTACCATTGACTGTAGTGCTTGAGCCTGAGCAAATGTTATTTGGCTTACGTTGCCAAAGTTGAATGGGTTGATGATCTCTCGTGGGTCACCATTGGTTAGTAATAGCTTGCCAGCACGAATCTCAGGCTTTGTGCCACGAGGGATACGTGTAGCGTCCATAGCTAGCATTGGGTGTACTGTAAGCGCAAGAGCGTCTATACGTGCCCTTAGCTCAGCATCTAGTGCCTTTTGGCTGTTGTAGCCCTTCTCACATACGCCACGACCATAGAAGCGTGAAGGAACAACATCCCATGGGAATGCTACGACAGGACGATCTTTCATCATATAAGGACTAGCTTCAGCTTTAAGCAGGTGACCTTCATTAGCAATGATGACAACAGCTTCTATGTAATAACTTTCCTTATCTTCTTCGTCTAGATCAAAGTCTAACTCAGCCTCAAGAAGATGACATGGGACTAGGCCATAGTACTTAGTTAGGCGTGTCTTGTCGTCTTGATAGATGGTTAGGTCACCTTGGTCTGGCTCAAGGTTGAAGTCTTCTGTAGCGGAGCCTACGGAGCCCTTACGGTAGATACCTTGCTCTTGCAACTGCTCAACAATGTGAGAGCCAACAAACTCATCTACAGCTACACCTAGTGCTTCTTCAATGTTAGTTGCTGTAGGGTCAATACGGAAGTTCTGAGGTAGGATAGGACGTAGGCGTACACAAGTGCGTTTAGACACAGTGACTCCTACAGCTTCCATAGCACCATCCATGATTGACTCAGTGGAAGGTTTCATCTCATTAATTTCTTCTAGGACTACTTCGCCTATGCCATTACCAAAGACAGCTGAGTTGATTAAACATTCGGATACGTCCCTACGCACCTTAGCCATATCAAAGTCTTCATGTAGCTTCTTACGCAAGAACATGATGTCATCAGTCTCTGAGTCACCTAGGTTATCCTTGATGTCAAAGTAAGTGCCACGTCCGAAGGTAGCCTCTTCAATCTCTGCTACGTTGCTCTCTACGGCCTGTTGCAAGGCAGGAGCAATAATACGGCTACGTTCAGCTTGACGAGTCTTATCTTCGGCTGCCCATTGACCACGCCATAAGCGATAATACTCTTGGTGCTTCTTAGCGTAGTTCTGCTCGTAGTAGTCGCCCCAATCGTTTACCTTGCTCATGACCCAATCTTCTAGTGACTGCTCAATGATGATAGGATCTGTTGATTCGTTATTGTCGTCTAGGTACATCTGCTTATTCATATGTTAGTATCCAGTGAGTGAGTCAAGGGCTTCAAAGTTATCCAACTCTTCAAAGTTACCAGAGTAAGTTACTTTAGCTAGCTGATCTATGTAAGCTAGTGAGTCTATAAGGTCATCGTGGGTTAAGGGGTCTGGGAAAGCAAATAGCTGGTCTAGGAAGACTGGATGCCATTCTTTCTTCTTCTTGTTAAGCGTTACACGCCCATGTTCAAATCGTCCTTGGAGCGCCCACATGATCCTGTCAGTCTTACGTTGGTTACCATGAGTTAGTTCCTCTACACGAAAGTAGAAGTTCTGTCGTTTCATCATATCCATGAGTGGTGACATAACAGCTTGCTTAGAGATACCTTTCTCAATGCCTATGCTCATGGGTTTATAATCTTTGACAACTTGAAATATCTTCTTAGCTGTATCGTCTAGTGTCCAACGTCCATGGATAACATCCTCAACAAACCAACCTTCTTCTGTGACATAGACTATTGAGATGGCTGAGGAGTCTAAGCGTGAAGTGTTACCTTTCTTCTTGCTTACATCTTGGAAGCCAGCTAAGTCTATAGCTATGTAGTAGTCTCCTTCACCTGATGGCTTAGTACCAAAGTTGAGCCATTCCTCTTTGAACATCTCAGAGCCTTGGTTCTTAAAGGATGCCATGAACTCTTGCTGAAAGGCGTGAGTTGACATGGACTTCTTAGCTGTATCAATCTCGGCTGGATCTAAAGTCTCATTGTCGTATGAGGTGAAGTGCCAAGCAGTGAAGGTTAGGTCTTCGTCACCTGAGAGCTCTGCGTACTTGTAGAGATCATAGAAGTGGTTACGACCCTTAGGTGTACCTATGAATAAGGCTCCACCCTTTTGGTCAGCTAGTGCTGGACGTAAGATCTCCTCAAAGACCTCAGCTTTCATATCTGCATATTCGTCTAGCACTAGAAACTTAAGACTGACACCACGCATAGTGTCTGGTCTATCGGCACCCTTAAGTGAGATAGTAGCTCCGTTGACTAAGGTAATCTGCATATTGTTGATGTGTGATGAACGTATGACTGGAGCACCTAGCTCTACTAGAAGCTTCCACATGATGTCTCTAGCCTGCCCTTGTGTTGGGGCAACATAGAATACATGAGAGTTGGGTAGGTTAGCTTGCAAGGCATTGACAATTAATAACCAAGCAGCTAGGCGTGATTTGCCACAACGTCTGCCAGCAGCTACTACGCGGAAGCGTGTATCATCTGCCCATACTTTCTTTTGCCAGTCTAAGAGCTCTATCGTTAGATCGCTCAAGTTATGGCCCAAACTCAGAGTCTAAGCTCTCGTAGCCTGAGGATAGGGTGTCCTCACTGAAGTCATCTTCTTGCTGCTCAAGTGATGGATCTAAAGGCGTACCAATCTTGTAGCCACCTTTAGCATAAGCTAGGGCTGATTCCTTGTCCATTACATAGTTGTTGCCTGTACGTATAGCGTACTGTAGTGCGGTGTAGTTACCTTCGTCTGTATCCTCAAACTGGAATAGTTCACCATCACCCGTGTTTACTATAGTAGGGTAGACATACCACTTACCTGTAGCTTCATCGTAGTTAGCTGCCATACGGTGTGTGGAGTGTGTTCCATCTTCATTCTGGATTACAGGATAGTTCTGAGGGTTATAGATACGATCTACAAACTCAGGTACAAACTTATCTTCTTTGGGCTGGCTCATATGACCTCATACTCTGCATCGTCTATTGTGTCTTCGGTGTCTTGTGAGCCAGAGATGTCTGTAGAGCCAACACCAGTAATATTGATCTGTATTGAGCTCTTACCGCCTCCCTTAATGATCTCTTTCTCAAAGGCTGCTACAGGCGCAACACGATCCATGACAAGCTTCCATGCACTTGCTTGGTTCTTATGGTCATGATCTAAGGCTGCATCAAAGATAGCATCAAGTACTTTAGCTGACTTAGGTGAGGCTAGCATCCTAGCTTTATACTCATTGATGATTGTAGCATCACCTTTAGGTCTGCCTATGATTCCTTTAGGTTTCTTTAGGGCTGACTTAGGTGGTCTACCTTTCCTCTTTGGTGCTTTAGCTGCTGCAGTGTCTTTAGAATCTGTGGTCATGCAATTTACCTCTGTGTTGAGATTGCTAGGGTGTGGAGCGGAACAAGCTTACAACTACTTTTTTATTGACCAAACAATATCTCTTGCTAGAGATACGTAGGTATACCCTTAAGTGTCTTGGGTGTCTTAAGACTCTTTAGGAAGTGTTTAGAATATACTTTATGAATGATTAAAGTAATAACTAAACTAGCTAAAGAGTCTTAAGTAGCTAAAGCATACTATAGTAGTATTATAACATATTTAGAGCTATAAGTCAAGGTATTTCTTATGTTTACTTATATTTCTTTCGTATACTTAAGAGCCTTTAGAATACATGAGACTAATTGGTCAGACCTGTGTACCACTAAGGCTTGCTTGTGTTTTCTTTTGAATTCTTTTGTTGCCTTTTGTGCGTTGTGTTAACCTAAGGATAGCAGAATCACTCTTTTGTAAACTTGGGTGGCTACCACTTATAATCCGCAGGAACTTCACGCCCCCGTCCCCTTCCGATTCCTTAGCATACACAAGGCCCTAGGTCAACCGTAGTGACTACACAGGGCACAATAGTCACACACTTGACAACCTAGGTTCACTATGGTAGACCTAGGTAGCCCATGGCTAACACAAGGCACATGGGTTGTCAATAGGCGTGACTACATAGGTGACAATAGTCACAGAGGTTGACAAATGTGAGCCTAGGTGGGTGCCTATAGCTATACATTGGCTACATATGTTCACATCAGACAAAGGTTGACATACGTCTAACAATAGTGTAGTTGAGGCGCCTATCTATTGTGCGCACGGGCGCGAGTAACACACCAACGTGTCGCTTGTCAACCTCTGCTCATGTTGTGACTGGTGAGTCAGTTATAATTAGTGCTTGACACTTCTGGCAGCTGGTGTATACTTAACCCAACAACAACGCAAACACACGGGCATAAGGCCTAATGCGAATCATTATCAATTGGAGTATAACATGAACACATTACAAGCACATGGCCTACTAAACACTGCACTAGAGACCATGCAAGCGTGGAATACAGAAAGCACTAGGGCAACAGTACTTGAGCTAATGGATAAGTATAATGAGCTAGCAGCGGCTAACCCTCGTATCTATCGCCAAATAAAGAATGCTAGCGACCATGACACATCAGTTTGGATTGTAGCGGCATAGCACTTGACTTACCATAGGCCTTTGGATACACTAGAGGCCTAGCTTAAGTCAAGAGCATACACAAGCAAACCGAGGAGCACCACATGGGCGCAATGATGCAAGGGCCACAGGCCAAACCAAAAGCAAGCAAGAGCAACGTGCTAGGGTTCACCTTATACCATGGGCCGTCAGTACTTGATCCTAGCCGCACAATAGCTGCTATACTCACACTTAAGACAAGCAACCGCAAGACGGGTAACATGGCTCAAGTATGGATTATTGATGCTGGCGCTCTAGATCCAGTGGAGCTGAGCAAGGCAAAGCTAGATTCAAGTATCTGTGGTAATTGTCCACACAAGCAAAGCGCTGGTGGTGCTTGTTATGTCAACATAGGTCAAGCGCCTTTAGCAGTGTATAGAGCATTCAAACGTGGACGCTATGAGCCTTTCGTGCCTAGTGAGCATGGCTCTATGCTAGCCACTAGACGCACTAGGCTAGGTGCCTATGGCGATCCAGCTGCAGTGCCCTTTGCTATACTAGAGCAGATAACAAAGCTAAGCCTAGCGCATACAGGCTATACGCATCAGGCGGCCCACGCTGCATTTGATTCTAGGTATACACAGATCTGCATGGTATCAGCTGATACACCAGCACAAGCGATCAAATGGCAAGCCAAAGGTGCACATACGTTCCGAGTGGCACTAGCAGGCGATAGCCTAGCAGCAAACGAGGTAGAATGCCTAGCAGATAGTAAAGGCCTTACGTGTAACGAATGTGGCCTATGCGATGGTAGCAAAGGTAACGTGGCTATAACAGTGCATGGTTCTAGAAGCAAGCGTTTCAAGAGCAAGCTAATTGACTTGAGAGAGGTAGTATAATGTATCAAGAATATAAAGTAGTTGGAAAGGATGATTTTGAATGTTTCTTTTTTGCACATAGTGGTTGGACTGCATTATACTACGCCAAGAATTATATGGCTAAGTATGCTATAGGTGATACTACCCTATATAGTGTTAATGAGAAGCCTTATGGGGCCAGATGGTTGGAGGTAAGACTATGAGTAAATACGAGCAATTCAAAAGAGCACTAGAGCTAGCAATTATAGCGCCTACTGACGACCAAGAGAAACGAGCGGTCGCTTATGCAATGAAGCTACTACCTTGGTTGTCAATGCGGCAAGAGGAACAAGCAAAGGCCGAGGTGGTCGCTATGCTAGACGCGAGAGAGGCTAGCAAATGAACAATCCAGAATTAGCAAAGGTCTGTTTAGATTATATCCTAGACCGTAATAGAGCCCTAGATGGGCCTATACTAGAGACTATATATCTAGACTATTTTAATGACTATCTAACCATAGCACAACTAGCGGAGCACTCGGAATTACGCGAGGAGCTACTAGGGCAAGCGATTGATTTAGGTAGAGAATATAACCATAGCGAGGTGCTAAAGTGAGCCTGCTAGCTTGGCTTCTCTTGTTATCCACTATAACGGGCATAGTATGGTTTATTGTCAAACTGGCTATATATCTAAGCATTCCAGAGAGTGAGCATATACAAAGAGAGCATGAAGCACGTATTAAACATTATTTAACTAAACAAAAGGAACTATAAGCGCATGAAAACTAAACACAGCTACACACGTACCGAAGCAGACCTATTCAATATTCTACTTGACTTGAACTATAGTGAGCCGTATATAACTATTGAGCACCTAGAACAAGCCACGGGCCAACCTAAGCGTCAATTAGCGCCTGTGTTAGGCGACTTGATAAGTAAGGGCAAGATACTAGCAGGCAATGAGGAGGTCTTAGACGGCCTTGTACACACCTTTACGCCTATTGTGGCTCGTGGGCAAGCCTATGGCTACCCTCTAGACTACTATACCTACGAGGAATGGAGCTTGTTTGCTTTATGAGTGCCTCTGTGTATGATGTTGCTTATATCCTATTCTTAATAGCAGGGTATACCGTAACAGTAATGGGGCTAGTTGCTTTAATAGGCGCTAGCATAGCAGTAGCAATACGAATATTAACTAAATAAGGCTTGACAATGGCAGAACTATGTGATCTAATCATTGACCTAATACTAATATTTTTCACAATCAACTAAAGTGAGTGCATAATTATGAGATGTAAAGCGTGTAATACAATCCTAGGCGACTATGAGCTAAGCAGGAAGGATAGCGAGACAGGAGAATTTACAGACCTATGCAATAAGTGCTTGACAAGTGCTAGAGAGGGCGAGTATAATTACTCTATAGATGCAGCAGATCTAGACATAAGCGAAACACAGGGCGATAGCCCATGGTTACTAGAGTAGCCTTAATAGCGAGAGAGGATAAAGCAATGGCAGAATCAACGATTAACATGGAGCTAGCAGTAGGCACATACGACATTGTAGTGCTAGAGGTGGAGGTCAGCTGGGCACTTAATAGCCTTGGAGAGGTTGACATAGACGACTTTTATGCTTATCATGTAGCCACAGACGACACAGGCCACAAGACGTTTGAACGTGTACCCTACTGGATGCACAAGTTTGTAGAAGTAGAGCTAAAGGAGTACCACGAAGATATTGTAAATAAGATGGATTAACGCTTGACACACTTCAGGCACAATGGTATAATATACCTAAGAGAGCAAAAGAATATACTTTAAGTTATTCATAAAGTAATAACTAAAGAGTCAACCAAAGACACTTAAGTAGTTGCTTTAGTCAATAACTTAAAGTATAATAGCAAAGTGTTATAAAGACACTTAAGACAGTAAAGTGTTCTAAGGACACTTAAGTAGACCTATATTGGTCATTATAGATAATCTAAAGGAAGTAAACGTATGTCAGTAATTACA